TTCATGTCTGCGTACTCGTCCATCACGAGAAACTTCAAGGACACACCACGCATTGTCTCTGGCCTATCGGCTCCCTTGAGACTAATCGTGGCCCCGTTGACTAGCTTGATCTGCAGGTTATTTATGTGTGAACCTGAGATAACAGGGTGTCCTAGCTCCAGTAGGGTCTGCCACATAATGTCTCTGGCCTGACCCTGAGTGGGCGCAACGTAAAAAACTTGCCCTTTGTCCGTCTGTAGGGCGTTAATAATCAACATCCACGCAGCAAGACGGGACTTCCCTGTACGCCGTCCTGCCGCTACTACCTTGAACCTAGTAGGATCAGAGTAGACTTCCTGCTGCCAAGGCAACAACTGAACATTGAGATCAGTCAAAGTTAGTTACAAGTTACTACGATTTGACCAGTTTCGTTAGTAGTAACAATACATCCGCTCTGCTCAGTAGCCAGTATGTCTCTCCAAACAAGGTCGCGTGTTTCAGAATAGTTAAGCCAGTTGAGGCCGTTGGTGTAAATACCTTCCATTCCAGCAATACCCAGATTTTGCGTAGCAGTAATTCCAGCAGTGCCTACAGTAACCAAGTTATCCATACCGACAGTGCCTAGTGTAACTGCACCATTAACACCAACCGTAGCAATATCTGTGTTAGCATCAAAGCCAGCAGTTCCTAGATTAACAAGGTTATCCATGCCAGCAGTTCCCAAATCCACGTTAGCGTCAAAGCCAGCAGTTCCTAGATTTACTGCACCGTTGATGCCTGAAGTACCAAGGTCAACCATTCCGTTAATAAACGGGGTGTAATCTACATTACCTACAGCAGTAAACCCTGCGCTGGAAATGTCAGAGAAACTGCCGTAAAGGGCCTGTTGGGTCTGAGCGTCTGCAGCTACGGAGGCTAGATCAACCTGTGCGTTGTAGCGAGCCATAGTCTTAGCTGAGTCAGCTTGCATCCACATCATACCCAGAGAGGTGACAGGAGACGCTAGGATAGACGCCCACTGGATAGCCTCAGACTTCTGTGGAATGGGCTGTGCGTTAGGAGTGCTAGTGAGAGCCAGAGCCATTACAGCAGCACTAGCAGCCTGTCCGTCACCACTAGAGGCAATCTTAGACAGTGCATCGAACTTAGCCTGTACTGCCTTTGCGTTAGCCTCTGCGGTCTTTTGAACCGACTCGTAGTACAGTTCGTTAGTTGAGGCACAACCTGTGATAACCAGTAGTGCCGTGAGTAGTGCTAGTGTAATAGTCTTTTTCATTGTAAAAGTTCTCCTACGCTGTCGAGGGCTTCGTTAAATTCTTTGGACCCGCCAAAGTGGTAGAATATCTGTGGAATACTTCTTTTGCCTGTCAGGGCTTCTACCATGTCCCATCCTGGCTGTCCCGGGGGAATGTGTACGTAGTTGTACTCCAATCCGTGTTCTTTTGCTGTTTTCTTTGCTCTTTTACAAGCAGGGCACCAATCAGCACCCACAATAGTAATCATTTTACGATCCGTTAAAGTTTACAAAAGTAGGTGCTTGCTCCAGCAAGTCAAAGGTAACAACAAACTCTACGTCACCTGCTGCTGTAGTGTACGCTTTAATTGCATCCCCAGCTTGCAGTACAAACACACCATCAGTTATCAAAATGTACTCTTTAGATGACACGTTGCCGCCACCTAAGATGTCAATGCGAGTAGAGTCTGCCTTGGCTACGTAGATACCAGCGCCGTTAGTAGAACCACCTAGATTACTGACAAACAGCATGTTCCAGTGTGCTACGTATCCAGTAGGAATAGTGACAAGAGTAGATTCTGCTGTGGTTGTTACGTTAGCGTTTTTAGTGTACAACATATTCAGTACGTCCACATCACGGGCAGAGTACCCCGTGTATCTACGTGTACAAAGTCACCAGCGACCCCTATGCCAGTAAAGCCGTGTTCTAAGGCCCCTTTTATTAGCGTATACCGATGGGCAGAGTTCGTTGTCTTTATGTCTGCCGCTATGCCTTGCGCGTGAGTACCCGGTATCTCTTTTACGGCCTCTAACGGGTGACTAGGGCTTCTGTAGCCGCTGGTGATAACAAAAGGAAAACCGCAGTACTCCCTAAGAGCATCTAGTTTACTCAGGAACTCAGGTTCCATACGGTTTTCGCCTGTATGTTGACAGTCGAACTCAGAGGTTTTAAAGTGCTTCACTTCTTAGGAGCAGCCTTTTTCTTAGTTTTTGCCTCTTCTACCGTCTTTTTAGCCCGATCTACGTCATTAATGTGCGCTCTTTCGCAGTGATTCTCGTCAAATACGTAGTCAATAGAGGCTCTGACCCAACTCCAGCCCTTAGACTTGTCTTTCATGCGCCAAGAGCGGCCTGAGACGGACTCATTGGGGTTCTGGCCCCACAAAAGGGCTACGTTCACGAGTTGACTAGTGGCATCGCCTACCCTAGTTACGTAACCCAAGGCTTCCTCTAGTACCTGATCCAGTTTATCCTGTGACATCCACTGCTTCTCCATCAATTGTGTCTCCCTCTTCAGAGCCTCCAAGAATTTCTGTAGCTCCAACGCCAGTAATGTTGATCTGTATGCTATTTCTCCCTGCATCTTTGATTACATCCTTCTCAAAAGCCCCCACAGGGAGTATACGATCCATTATTAGCTTCCATGCAGCTGCCTGATTCTTGTGGTCATCGTTAGTAGCAGCATCAAATATAGTCTGTAACACTAATTCTGACTTAGGACTAGCTAACATTCTAGCTTTGTATTCGTTAATGATAGAGGCATCGCCTTTAGGCCTGCCTACTTTACCTCTAGACCCTGCTGTCTTAGCTTGTACCTCAGACTTTTTAGGTCTGCCCCTCTTGCGCTTACGTAAATTAACTTCTTTACGTTCAGCTGCCTGTTGCGCTAGGGTGTCAGTACTAGAGTCGCTGCTTAAGTTGCTGTCTCCTGACGACATTATCCTGTATTCCTTGTGTTAAACGCTAGTTCGCATGAGTCCCCTGCCTAAGATGCAACAGAAGAGGGGATCTATACGAACGGTTTAGTATTCAACTAAGGCCCTGCATCTGCGTTACTAAATACATCCTAGTATCTGCTTATTATTTTACCATACTTTTACTCAAAAGTCAAGTCTTTTTTGTACTGATTTGTACTGTAGTCCCGCCCCCGGATAAAACACAAGGTAAAACAAGTGGTTAGCTGCTGCATAACTTATGTTATTTTTGCATAGTTTTACTCAAATTTACCCTCTTGCAAACCTGAGTGGCTACAACAATAATTCTTCCGTGTCAACCCCCCTCCCCCCCTAAGTTATCCACAGGCTCCAGAAGTTATCCACAGGCGCACCACAATAGTGCAAGATCCTGGAGTTATCCACAAGTTATCCACAGGCGCACCAATGTTGTGCACGGGTGCAAAGTTGGCACGGGTTTTGCATGGGGAGCCAGAGGCCCACCACAGAAGCCACACGAAATCAAGTGTAATATTCACGTTGACAAAGTGTGTGTGCCAGTGTAGGACCCTCAGGCCAACCGCAAGCATACAACACGGTGAAGAGTCAAGAGAAACACGGGAAATAAAATGTGAATAATACCTATTGCAATCACGGGGCAAGGCCTTATACTGGTCACAACTGGAAGCGAAAGCCCAACGGTGGATACCCACCAGCGGATCAGCGAGTAGCGTAGGGCGCAAGCCTGAGTCCGACCTAGCCTACGTAGGGGTTTCTGTAGGGCTTCGCTGAGAGTCTGTAGCACTGGCGCGAGCGTACTGTCTGAGGGTATCCAAAGGCAGAAACGAACCAGAGCGACCCACCAGACAATCACACACGGGAGCAGTCGCCACCAGCGAAAGCACACGGGGCAGGCAATGGGCAGACAATCCGGAGCCATTGGCGCAAGCCACCACGTGTGTGAGTAAACGGTGGCAACATTAGAGGGCATCACACGGTGTTTTCTAATGTTGTCACCACTGGAGAAGCAACCATGACACACCGACAGAGTTATGAGCAGTGCAAAGAGCAAGTCAAACGCTACAGTGAGAGCGGATGCTGTACGGTCATTGCACTGGCAAACACTATGGATTGGTCATTTGGCAAAGCGCACAGATTTCTAAAGAAATTTGGACGCGAGAACCGGCGAGGCATGGCGCTCTATCAAATCTCAGCAGTAATGGCAAAGCTGGGCAAAGAGCGAGAGACTGCGTATAACGGCATGACAATTAACCGATTCGTTAAGGATCACCCAAAGGGTAGTTATTACGTATTAGTTAGGGGTCACGCTCTGGCAGTTGTTGACGGTAAAGTACAAGATTGGACCGGAGACACAGCACAGCGCCGAAAGATCATTGAGTACTACAATATGGAGGGTTGATTTAACAGTGGGCATCTGATACGGTGTCCACGATTAAACCAACGCACCACAAAGGAGACACAGCAATGTGTAAACAAACAGGGCGCACGGTAGTAGCGCCAACCAAGAAGGGCGCACGGGTTTGGCTTCAGGGGCTAGAGTCTCTGGGCTGGGCTGGCGGTACACGGTATAACGTGGAGTTTCACGACGGTTTTGTGACCCTCTCACGC